GCCGGCGTGAACTCGTATTCGGTGATGATGCGCAGCACTTCGTCGACCGGAGGGATGGTGCCGTCGTGGCGCAGCGGCACGGTCTCCTGATGGATGCGCAACAGGTCGTCGGTGATGATCGGCGGGAAAGCGGCGCGGAAGACCACGACCGCCTCATACTGCAGTTCGGCGATCGGCGTTTCATTCGCCCCGATCTGATCCCAATTGATCTTGTAACTGCCGCCCTTGATGCCCTCGATGATGATGCCGTCGGGCAGCGTCACCACGCCGGCGGGCGCGCTCGTGTCGATCAGGTTCATGATGTACTGATCGCGCCACAGCCCGTTCATGATCTGCCAAAAAGCCGCGTCAAGTTTTCGCTGGCTCTCGACCGGATCGTTGTTCTGGATCACCACCGAGAAGCCGACGGTCATGTCGTTGATGAAGCGCACGTCGCCGGCATTGATGTCGCCGTCGGCGCTCATGCTCTGGCGCACGAAGTAGACACCGAGATAGGGCAGCACTTCGGGGATCAGCGGCAGCGCCTTGGTGCGCCGCGACTTGAAGCCGACGAAGAACGGCAGCGTCACGGTCTTCGCATAGAGCGTGTCGACGATCACCATGCCGTAGCTTTGCGTGTCGGTGATCACGGCTTGGCCGCCTCATACTTGCGCAGCGCGCACGTGGTCTGCCCGCCGCCATCCTGATCGGTGTCGGTGATCTCGAACTCGCCGAGCGGCGCGCCATTGCAGTCGAACGGGATGGTGACGCGATCGCCCTGCATCGGGACCACGGTGTATTCGGCATCGCGGACGTCGAGGATGGTGCGCTGATCGGAGAACACCGAACCATCTTCCATCGTCACGTTGGTGTCGCCGGTGTTGAAGATGCCGCGCGCGGGATACGCGGGCGCGCCCGGCTGCGACGCGAGCGGCGTCACAGTGATCGGCACCGAGAACATATCCTGACACGGCAGCTTCGCCATCGTTGAGAAGTTCACCGACATCGCGTCACCATTTGATCTCGCGCGTCATCATCAGGTTCATGCGCGCACGCAGCACGTTGAAAAGCTCGGGCCGCAGGATCGGACGCTTGCCCGGCATCCGCTGCACGCGGCGGCTGATGATGCGCTGGCGCGTGCGTAGCTGCCGCGTCGTGCGCCCGCGCGGCCATATCCGCGTCTCGGCTGTCGTCGGGTTGATCACTTCGGTGATCGGATGCTTGCGATTCATGTCTTCGGTCTGCCATGCCGTCAGTTCGGCCGGCACCGGCACGACCTGCAGCTTCGCCATCATCTTCTCGACGCGCTCTTCGATCGCCCACGTCTCGATCAGGATTTCGAAACCCATCACACTTCCAATCGGCTGTAGTGATAGAGCAGCGCATGCACGGCGCGGATCGCTTCGCTGCTACTGCCGCCGCTCTCGTTGGCGCTGCCCGCTGACTGGTTCGGATCGAAGAACATCACGCGCGAGTCCTTGTGGCTGATCGAGCGGATGCCGGCGGTGGCCTCGCGCTGCGCCTCGGTGCGGCCCTTGCGCACGAGCAGCGATGCGGCGTTCTTCAGATCGGCCGGCGCCTCATAGGGCAGATCGAATCCGCCGGTGTAGGTGACGACGATCTGCGCGCCGATCGGCCCGAAGATCGAGAGCTTGCCGGATGCTTCCTCAAGCTCGTAGCCGGTGACCGGCAACAGCGCGCCGCTCGGTGACTCGACGCTCTCGATGTCCTCTTCTTTCACAGGCCAGTGCGACAGGAACACGCGCCGATCGTTGGTGTCGCGCCACGTCTCGCGCACGCGCTCGCGCGCGAACACGCGGTTGGTGACCTCGGACACATAGGCCGAATACCAGTCGATCATCTGGCGCAGTTGCGGATCGCTCGACACGTCGGCGGCGCCGATGCCGAGCATGACTTTCAATTCGTCGAGCGACAGCAAAGCGAAGCTGTCGGCCGGCGTGAGAATCTTGATGGTGCGATCCGCCATTGTCTCAGCCGCCGTCGGTCTGGAATTGCTCGAACAGTTCGCGCAGATCGAGCGGGGCGCCTTCGGTGCCGTCGCTCAGCATCGGCTTGGCCTCATAGCTGCGCCGATCGATCAGCCAGCGCGTGATGCCCGGACCGGCGGGACCGCGATCGCCGCGCGGACCCTGCACGCCCTTCTCGCCCTTGGTGCCGTGCGCCACGAGCAGTTGCCAGTCGTCGCCCGGGATCGGGCCCGGGTTGTCCTTGCGCGCGACGAAGCTGCCCTTGTTGAACGCGACGATGTCGAGCGCGCGATATTTCTCGCGCTCGCTATAGGTGCCGCGCACGCCCGGCGACGCGCCATCGCGACCGCCGCGCGCGAGGCACAGCCAGTCGTCATGCGGTGGCGTCTGTCCGGTGTCCTTGGTCGCCTGCCACAGCCCGCCGCCGTGCGCGACGACCTGCGCCGCGTAGTGAACCGCGCCGGGCGCGTAGAGCTTGACGATCGGCAACAGCCCGGGCGCGCCGCGATCTCCGGTCTCGCCCTTGTCGCCCTTCTCGCCGGGCTCGCCACGCGGGCCGACGTCGCCGGCTTTGCCGATAAGGCCAGCCAACCCTTGCTCACCTTTTTCGCCGCGTTCTCCGCGTGGGCCGATGTCGCCCTTCAAGCCCATTTCGCCGCGCGCGCCGGGCTCGCCGGTGGGGCCGCGTTCGCCGGCAGGACCGGAGGGACCGACAGCACCGGGCTCGCCAGCGAGGCCCGGATCGCCGGCAGGACCGGGATCGCCCTTCAGCCCAATATCGCCTTGCGGACCTGTTCCGCCGTCAGCGCCGCGCTCGCCGGCAGGTCCGGCGGGTCCGGCAGGTCCGATGTCGCCTGCGGCGCCACGCTCGCCGGTGGGGCCGGCTGGCCCGGCAGGACCGACTTCGCCGACGGCGCCACGTTCGCCTGCGGGTCCGGCAGGTCCGACGGCACCGGCGGCGCCGGTCTCGCCTGCGGGTCCGCGCTGTCCGATGATTCCGCGCTCGCCCTGCAATCCTTTTTCGCCGCGTTCGCCGGCTGGTCCGGCGGGTCCGGTCTCGCCGGCCGGGCCGGGCTGTCCGATGATTCCGCGCTCACCTTGCAATCCTTTCTCGCCAGCCGGGCCGGCGGGTCCGCGCTCGCCGTCTTTCACTTCGGCGAGCCGCGCGCGCACCATATCGAGCACTTCACCGCGCAGCGTCACGATCGCGGCCTGCATCTTGTCGATCGTGCCGTGCGCCTTGGCGATCGCGCTTTGCGCCTGCGCCTCGATCAGCGCGCGCTCGCGTTCCCAATGCCGGCGTTCTTGCACCAGCACTTCGCCGAGCGCCTCGCGCCATGCATCAAGCAGATCGTCGGCGGCCAATCCTTGAGGCGGCGCGTAGGATGTTTCTGACTTCCCGTTGGACGTTGTCGTCATGGCCTTTGCCTTCGACTGGTGACGCGGGCGGCTCGGACGGTTTCTTTTCGTCGGGCTTGGCGAGCAGCGCAGTCGGCGCGCCGGACACCGATGGCGGCGCGCCGGGACCGGGCGCTGCCGGGATCGCGCCGGCCGCCGAGAGCGGAACGACTTGCTGTTGCACGCGCGGCTCGTCGCCGAACTCGACATTGTCGAGTCCTTCGCGCTCGCGTGCTTCGTTCGGCGCCAAGATGCCGCCCTGCACACCGCGTGCGAGCGCATCGATGCGATCCTTGAAAGCCGAGCGCAGCAACGCGTTGGTCTCGAATTCGAGATATTCTTCGGGCTGTCCCTTCAATTGGAATAACAACCCGAACGCCTCTTCGATGTGGTTGAGCGCGAAGCCGAGCCCGGTGGCGATCCATTGCTGCATCAGCGCCTCGGTCGACGTGACGCCGGTGCCACCGAGACCGAGCAGTGCGAGCGGGATGCGATAGGCCAGCGCGATGTTCTGCCCCGACAGCTTCATGATCTCGGCAAGCTCGGCGTCCTTCGCGCCGATCGCCCACGGCTGCACCTTCAGGCCGGCGGTGAGGATCGGCGTGCCGCCTTGCTGCAGCCCACGCACCTGTTCGTTCCAGCGATCGCGCAGCGCCTGCACCTGATCCTTGTCAAGCTGCAGGTCGGTCGACAGCACGGCGCTCGGCCGCGCTTGGTTCATGTAGAAATTGATCTGTTGCTTCAGCATCGCGTTGCCCGCCGCGATGTCGGACGCTGCCGCCTCGATCGGTGAAGCGCCGATCAGCGGGAACGGATAGCGCCGCGAAGGATGCAAGCGCACGTGCAGCACGTCGCGCTGCGGCACCAGCACTTCGCCCAAGCGCTCCATCACGTCATTGCCGCCGAGCCGATAGAACACATCGCCGGTCGAGCGCACGACCTGCGGCGCCGACTGGCGCGGGCTCATCAGATGAAGCTCGTCGATCTCGTAGCGATCGTTGCGCAATGCCAGCGCGTAGGCGTTGCCGTCGAGAAACAGCGAGCGCGTCAGCGCCAGCATGAAATCGCTGATCGTTTGATACAGGTTCGGCTTGCGCAGGATGCGCGACAGCGCCGACGTGGTGACGCGATCGCGGCCCTTCTTGGTGTTCAGTCGCCAGTGATCGCCCGGGCACATCGCCACGGTCTGGCTGTAGGCCGAGAGCGCGGCTTCGACCATCGCCGACGAGCCGGACATATCGACCGGGTCATAACCAAGCTGCCACCAGTTGATGTTCTCGCCGACATAGGCAGGCAGAATCCCGCCCGTGACAGGTAGCTGCCACGGGCCGGGATGATAATCGCCCTCGCCCTTCGTGACGGGCGAGGGCGCACGGCCTACGAGCGGAACGTGCCTCATGTTCAGCTTGTCGATTCGGCCGGCCTCGATTGACGCGTCTGATACCCGCCCGGCTGCGTTGCCGGCCGCTTCGCTTCGCTCTGCTTGCGCTGCCGGTCGAGCGGATTCTGACTCAGATAGTTCGGGTCTTGCTCCGGGCTGCCGTCGGGCTCGTGCTCAGGGAGATGAACACCCATCGCAGCGAGATCGTTTTCCTCCTGCGTTGGAGTCGGCTTGCCGGCTTCCGGCGTTTCCGCCATCCGCGCCTCGCGAGCTTGGCGCTGCTCGGCGATGACCTTCTTTGCGTTTTCCTTCTGAGCCTCGGTTGCCTTGGCCCGTTCTTGTACTGCTTGGTCGCTTGAATGATCGGCCACGATGGACCTCCTTGTTTCAACGGTGGGGGAGTTGAAAGCCCCGCCAGAGTTGGCGGGACTCTCAGACGTCAACGCGCGAGATCACCAAGTGACGCCGGCCATCCACGCCACCACGCCAGAGCGGCGCAGCGTCCAGTTCAGCGGCATGATCAGCCGCAGCGCCAAGCTGTCGGTCTGATAGAGCGACCGCACCGGCGCGGCGACAACGGCGGGCGTGCCCGGCGTGCCGATCGCGAGCGGCAGCGTGTCTTCCATGTGCAGCGTGGCCTGATCCGAAATCTCGAACCGGGGCGCCTCGCCACCGACGGACACGAAGTCGGCGGCATCGACCGCGATCACGGTGCCAACCGGCACGGTGCCCGCAGCGATCACCGGGTAGGTCAGCAACTGGTTGCGCCCGATCTCTTCCTTGAACGGGAACGCGCCAGTGCCCGGTGCGCTGGTCAACGACAGCGTCAGCTTCTGCGCCGGGTTGATCAGCCAGACCATCTTGCGGATGTTGCCGTTGGTCCCGGTCATCAGCGCGCCGGCGATCTTCTGCAGATCGCCCACCACCGCAGCGAAGCCGCCGCCCGTCGTCGGCGTCAGAGACGCAACGCCGTTGAGCAAGCCGGCGGGACGAACCGCCGTCGCCGGGTTGGAATCGAGCAGCACGGCATCGATCGACACCGCCGTGTCCTGCTTGATCGCATCACGCAGCAAGCCTTCGATCGCAGGAATCGAATGCTCGTCGAGTTCGCGAGTCCACGTGGTGATCACGGCCATTTTCTTCGGCGTGAGGATCGCCGCCGTGAACGCACCCTGCCGCACCGGGATCGGCTGGCCTTCACCAACGAACGAACCGGCGATCGTCGGCGTCAGCGAGCGCGTCGGCACCGAGATGCGACCGTTGCGACCGAACGACAGGGAAAGCCCCTGCCCCGCAAGCGACGGGAACACCACGTTGGGATAGAGCGGCTCAAGGAAGTCGGCGTTGACTTGCTGGATCAGTTCAGCGGCCCATCCGACGACGTTGGTCATCGCCGGCGCACTGGCCGCCTTTGACGTGAAGTCGATGAACACCTTGGTCGCTTCGTCGTCGCCGTAGATCAGCTTGCGCATCTCGTCGACGTTGCGCTTCTCGCGGTGGGCGAACAGCCGCACCACGCCGTCACGCACCAGATACTCGATCGGGTCGATCGTCTTCGGCTTGAAGCCGAACGGCCGGGCCGAGCGCATCGACGCGGCGGCGATCGCCGAGCCGTTGCCCTTGTCGTGGCCGTTGCCATTGCCGTTGTCGGCGTCGTTCGAAAGCAACAGGCTCTTCTCGGACTCCTTGAGCGACGCGAGGCTCTTTTCTTCCTGCTTGATCCTCGCGTTCAGTTCGTTGGTCACTTCAAGGTCGGCGTCGCTGACATTGCTGTCGTCGACGTTCTTGAGATGCTCAGTCAGCTTGTCTCGGTAGGCGACGATGCGCGCCTGCGAGTCAGTGATACGTTGTGCAAAGGCAGACATTGACTTGCCCACTATGGGAGATGTGTCGGCGGGCTTGCCGGTGAGCCGACGATCGTGTTCGAGCGCGTCCCGGCTGCCGGGCTTGGCAAAGACGCGCTTGATCGTGTCGTCGGAAATGCTGAGAGACTTGGCGACCGCGAGTGCGTTCGGATTGGCCGGCACCGTCACCAGTGATGTCTCGACCAACTCTTGAGCGAGGTAGCGCGAGCCCGCGAAGGGATCGCCCTTGACGATCGGTTCGTGCTTTTTCGGCGCGAAGCCGACGCTCACGGCTTTGAGAATGCCGTGCTCGATCAGCGCGTGAATTTCATCGACGCGCGGAATCTTTCCTTTGGGCAGGAGATCGAGCTTGCCGCGCAGCTTGCCGTCGACCACGCGCAGGTTCGACCATGTGCCGATCGGCCAGTTGCTGTTGTGGTTGAACAGCGCGACCGGATTTTTCTTGAAGTTCTCCAAATCCCAGCCGGTCGACATGATGATGTCGTTCATCCGATCGGGCGTTTCATCGGACATGACGAATTCGCGCTCGACCACCGGCTCGGCGTGCGTCTTGCGCACGACGTTGCCGTTGCTCTTGATCTTGGCGCTGCGCGTGTCGGCCCAGATCACGCGGCATTCGTCCGCGTCCTCGCCGCCCTCTTGGCAGCGATCCATCCAGTCGGCGAACTCTTCGTCGTCCTCGGGCGTGAGCGACTTGCGCTTTTCCTTCTCGCCCTCGCTGAACATGGTGAGGCAGGCAGCGGTCGCCTGCTCGTTGTCGCGCTTGCCGTCGCCCATCATGTCGGGCACGCAGCGCTTCATAAAATCGGCTTGGCTCTCGCCCTTGTTCGGCTTCATCGGCATGGTCATGCCCTCCGTGCGCGCGAGCGCGCGTGTGCGCGCGCGGGGGTGCGCGCGCGTGGAAGCGTTCAGGTCTTGGTGGTGTCGGTGCCGGCTACTTCGGCTTGGTGCGCGCCAGTGTCGTCTCGGCTCTCGCCCGCGCGCGCGTGGCGAGATGCTTGCGATAGTGCTTGTCGCGGATGCGCTTCTTGCGCTCTTCCTCGGTCTCGTTGGTGCGCTTGCCTTGCGCGCTCAGCCAGTGCGGCGCGCCGGTTTCCATCTCGTGCGCGAGAATGTCGATCTCGTGCTTGTC